CTGCGCCTGATTGCGCAGTCGGTTTGTGATGAGTGCGGCCTGCCAGCCAATACTCGTCCATCTAGTCGGTTCGTCGTCGTGTCCTTCCATGTCGAGCAACAAAACATGGAAGGTTTTGCAAGTGCGCAAATTGAGGCTGCCAAAAATGAGTGACGCTGCGTATCTGGATCAGGCCGCTGCGTGGTCGAAAGACCTCACGCGCATGAAGGCCAGAGGGCCAGGCGATACCGAGAATGCTATGCGCCAGATCGAACGTCAGTACGGCGTGGATTACGGATTCCTATGGTCCCTCAGATATCGCCGGGAGCGGCTTAGGACAATCAGCATCTCGGTCTACGAGAGCATCAGGGCGGCTTATCGCGCAGAGTGTGCGGCACAAATGCGAAAGCTGGAAAATGACATTGCAAGAACCGAGGAAATTACCGGGCCTGATAACGCTGCTGTTCGCGCGGCTAAAACTCTACTGGCAAAGAGCACGCAGACCGATCGAGATGGAGCATCCTGACTGATGCCGAACCCGAACCGCGTCGTCATTTTCGTCAGCCGCCAGCAGGAATGCATGATCCTCCCGTTGTGGCGGCAGGGCTACGACACCTTGGATATCGCATTCACACTGGCGTTGCCTGAGTACGAAGTCGCAAACCGACTTTGGAAACTTCGTCAACAGCAGGGGAATTGAATGGTAGCTAGAGGCAATACGGTCTGGACAGATGAACAATGCGATGCATTGAAATCATTTGTTAACAGTGGACTCAGCTACTCGCAGGCCGCCACTGCAATTAATGAAGCATTCGACACTCGATTTACGAGATGCGCCGCCACCGGCCAAGGTTGGCGGTTAGGTTTATCATCGCCGGCCAAGATCAGAGTCGCTCCCAAGAAGCGCGAGCGAACGCCAATGGTCATCATCAAGCCTACTCCGAAGGTTGTTGCGGTTCAGATTCGCTGTGCGGAAATCAAACCGCACAATGTCGCGCTCTTGGATCTGGATCATGATGGTTGCCGGCATCCGTCAGGCGACGGTCCCTTTCTATTCTGCAATCACAAGCAACAGGAAGGTTCCTCATATTGCCCGGATCACGAAGCGCTCTGCCATGCATTGGCGCCGAGGCTGACGGACGAGGAAAGACGGATCAGGCGTATGCGTTGGAAGAAACTGCAAAAGTTCACGGAGGCAGCATGAAAACGATCGCAAAGCAGTATTTCGAAACGCTCGACCAATCGCGTCGATGCAAGCCCCGATCGCAGCGCAAGGCATCGCTCACTGAGCGGCTGAAGAAACTGATGGTACGGCAGCTCAAGCGCGAGGCTCGCGCCGCATGACCACAATCCTACCATCCCCATTCCTTTCTGCCGGCCAACATCCTCTGCCGACAGAGACGGCCGCCGCAGCGGTAGCCAGCCCCCCGGCTGCGGCGGCCGGACCAATCCCTGATCCCCCCTCCAACGAAGGGAGGCATCAAGGAGCGTCGACGGATGACGATTGGAACCCTGAGCCCGTCGACGCTACCGATCACATCCACGAGATTTTCCACCACGCGCGAAAACTCATGGATCACCGCTTCGTCCTCGACGAGCAGGCCTTCATGGACGCGATTGAACCGCCCCCTCTATTCCTGCAGAGGGCAGTATGATCGCCAAGATCGCCTATCTAACGACGCCAGGCCCTGACCGTTTTGTCTTGAACGTCCAGACGTTCGGCTCCGACGACATCCAGCAGTTCGAAATCTCCAAGCACCATCTCGCGAACATCCTGATCGACGGCACCGCCTTGGCGTTGCGAGAGACCAGTACCATCCGAATCCAACCAACCGAGGACGCACATGAGCGAACCGAGCATCGGGCATAACAGCGAAGCGGAATCCCCGGCAACGAGGTTTTCGAAGGAGCAGCTCAAAACCATCATTGAACGGATCGAACACATGGAGGAGGAGAAAAAGACCATCTCCGACGATGTGCGCGAGATCTACGTCGAGGCCAAGGGCAATGGCTACGACGTGAAGGCAATCCGCGCCATCGTTCGGATGCGCAAGCAGGACGCCAATGAGCGGCAGGAAGCCGAGACCATCCTGGAAACCTACATGCATGCCATGGGGATGCTGTGAACCACTGGTGGCGCGCCTACAACGAAGCGGTCAATGATCCGAAGCTCCAGCTCATTTCGGATGCGCTATTCCGTGCCTGGTTCAATCTGATGTGCATCGCGTCAGGCAACGATGGCAAATTGCCGCCGATCGCCGACATCGCATTCACGCTTCGCATGAAGACGGACAAGGCCGCACAGATCCTCACTCAGCTCTACAAGGCAGGTTTACTCGACAAGACTGAAACGGGTTTCACCCCTCACAACTGGAACGGCCGGCAATACAAATCAGACGTTTCAACAGAGCGAGTGAAACGTTTCAGAAACGGCAAACGAAACGTTTCATCGGCCGTTACTGAAACGCCCCCAGATACAGAGTTAGATACAGAAGATAGGATAGGAGATGCGCGCGCGAGTGTGAGCAGCTTCACGGAAGGCTCGAAAGCTCTCTCAGCAGCCCTCTGGAAAGCCCTTGGGATCACGCATCCTCTCCAAGTTCCGATCGAACTTGCAGGTTCCGACTGGCGGGCAATCGAGTGGGAGCGCGCCGGGTGGACGGTCGATCTGGTTGACGCAGAAGCTCGCCGCATAGGCCCTGGCAAGCCACTGACTTACTACGAAAAATGCTTTGCAACCTCGTTTGCCAAACGGCAAGCGCCGCTTCCGATTGTCGAAGTTCGGGAAGCAGAAAAACTCACGGTGACCCATGGACCAAATCAAATTCGATCCGGCGGCAGCCTCACAGCCTCAATCCGTCGTGAGCTTGCCGAACTCGAACGGTCGGAAAGTGCTGATTTTGCGCTGCCAGCTAGCAGTCTTCTCCGCATATCGGGCTGATCAATACTCCGACCCAGAGAGCTTCAAAATCTCGCTTGGGGCTGTGCTCGAACAGTATCCCAACGAGGTGATAACCTACGTTTGCGATCCCCGAACGGGCATCCAGCGTCACAGCAAGTGGCCGCCGACAATCAGCGAAATGGTAGAGGCTTGCGATAACCATCGAGCTTTTCTGGCAAAGCAGCGCAAACCGCGACCGGCCTTTAAGGAACGCCAGCCAGAGCCGCTGTTGCGCGATCGGCCGCAAGGCTATCTTGCTACCATATTCGTTCCAGAGGGCCACACGCGATACGCCAGCCTCGTGGAATGGACAAAGGACGCCAAGCCGATGTGGTGGAAATATGATAATGCTTCGGACGGGCGAAAGGGTCTCTGGGTTTCGCGCTTCGCTTGGGAAGGCACGCCAGAAATTACATTCGGCGCAAATCACGTATAATCAATCCGGGAATCAATCTTAATCAGAGGAAATCAATTGGCTCGCGGTGGTACGAGGGAGGGCGCTGGACGCAAGCAAGGATCGCTTACGAAGCGCACCCGTGAGGTGGCAGAGCGTGCGCTTGCTACGGGTAAGGCGCCGCTGGAGGTCATGCTGGACAACATGAGGCACTTCCAGCAGGTAGCGCTCGACGCCGAGGCTGTGATCGAGGGGATGCAAGAGGACCAAGTTCAAGCGCTCGGGCAGACGCATGAGGAGCAGTTCAAGGCGCTGCTGGCCAAGGTCAAGCAGGCGGCCGGCCTTCGTGTGATGGCTCATGAATGCGCTCGTGATGCAGCTCCGTTCATGCATGCTAGGCTGTCGACTGTTGCCCATACCGGTGAAGACGGCGGCGCGCTTCAAGTTATAGTGCAGAAATTTGTGGAGAAGGAATGATCCTGACCCCACAACAAGCCAGTGAGATCATCGGCGTTCCAGCCGTTCAACTGCAGCGCTGGGCCTATCTCGGACAAGGCCCGCGTAACTCAGGCACAAAGCACAAGCCGATGTACGACGAGGATGACCTAAAGGACTGGCTGCGCAAAAGTGCCTAAGATCATCATTCCCGCGAACGGCTGGCGGCCCAGACACTACCAAATGCCAGCATGGGCCGCGTGGGAAAAGGGGATCAAGCGGTCGCTTCTGGTTTGGCATAGGCGCGCCGGGAAGGATGAATTGAGCCTGCAGAAGTTTGCCGTTGCAAGCCAGCTCAGACCAGCGAACTATTGGCACTGCTTGCCGCATTATGAACAGGCACGGAAAGCGATCTGGGAAGCGGTTAATCCTCACACAGGAAAGAAGCGCATCGATGAAGTATTCCCGATGGAGATACGGAAGCGTACTGACAATTCCAGTATGGTCGTCGAGTTCAAAACTGGCTCCGTCTATCGCGTGGTGGGTAGCGACAATCCGGATTCACTTGTCGGCGCACCGCCCTTGGGTATTGCCTTCTCCGAATGGGCAATCAGCAACCCATCGGCATGGGGCCTTCTTCAGCCAATTCTTCTCGAAAATGGAGGCTGGGCTGATTTCATCACAACGCCACGAGGACGAAACCACGTCCACGGCATGCTCAAGATGGCCAGAGAGCGCCCAGAATCGTGGTTCTCCCAAGTCCTGACGGTAGACGACACGCACCAAGTAACGCATGAGCAGATCGCGGAAGCCAAGGCAGGCTATGTTTCATTGTTCGGCGAGGAAGCGGCAGAGGCGCTGATACAGCAGGAATATTGGTGCAGCTTTGAAGCAGCCATTCTCGGCGCCTACTATGCCCGAGAGATGGAAAAGCTCAGCCGCAGCGGGCGGCTTGGAAGCTATCAGCCTTGGCCCAATTGCCCGATCCATACCGCATGGGATCTTGGCGTCAGCCGCGGCTCAAATACCATGGCCGTACTGGATTGGCAGATCGTGCCAACTGACACGGGGCAGTCCGCGATCGTCATCCTTCACTACGATACGGCGGCCGGTTACGGAATCCCATACTTCGCCCAACGCGCCAAGGAGCGCCGCAAGCGATGGCTGGCTGAGATACGGGAAGAATACCCTGACGCCGAACTGCCACATGGTACGGATTATGTTCCGCACGATGCGCGAACGCCTGAAATGACCAGTTCGGGCCATGATGGCAAGGCCAAGCAGCGTATCGAGGTCATGATTGAATGCGGCATGAAACCAAAGGTGATACCAAATCATCTGGTCGCCGATGGCATTTCTGCGGTGCGTCAAATATTTCCACGGATTCGGATCAACGAGCCAGATTGTGGCGTGTTTCCGGATGCCCTGCGAGAGTACCAGGCTGAATGGGATGATGATAAGAAGATGTTCAAAACCACGCCGCTCGCGAATTGGGCTGCGCATCCAGCCGACGCGGTGAGGTATTTGGCGATGGCGTTCCGTGAGGCAATCAAGGAACGCCCGCCTGAAGATCCTCGCGCCTTGGTCATCGGCGGCCCTGAAGCGCTCCCGCCCGGCATGCAGGGCGTAACGATGGAAGACCTCTGGAAAGAGCGGAAGCGGCAGAAGCGCCGTCGCATGTAGCCCCTATACAAATCAAAATCGCCTCGCATAAAAGTGGTCAAACCACGCGAGGCGACACATGTCCGGATTCACGCCGTTTACCCCGAAGGCTGCTGGTACGGTTTCCATCACGTCAGCGGTGACGACTGCTGCGGTCGCCCTGACCAAGCCGGTCACGGCCATGCAGGTTCGTATCAAAAACATCGACGCCACGAACATCGCCTATGTCAACTTCGGGATTTCGACGGTGACGGCAACGCTGCCGAACGGCGCCACGCCGGGATCAATGCCGATCGGCCCCAATGAATCCATCATCGTGACCGTGCCGGACAGCGTTACGCATGTCGCCTCGATCTGCTCGGCCGGCACGCCGATCGTGCTGTTCACCCCCGGCAACGGCATCTGATGGCCGCGAAGGACAAAGACGACGCAACCCCCGGCCAGACTGCATGGCAGCGCTGGAACGATGAACTTGAACAATCCCGCAAGGCCAAGGGGTTCGACAACTGGCAGACCAGAGCCAAGCGCATTATCAAGCGTTATCGGGCGGAACGTGGCGATGTCTCCGAGAACGCTGACGATCTTCAGGGCTCGCAATTCAACATCCTGTGGTCGAACGTCCAGACGCTTATGCCAGCGCTGCTGGCCAAGGTTCCAAAGCCCGTTGTCGAGCGGCGTTATCTCGACCGGGATGACGTGGGGCGAACGGCCTCGGTCATCCTTGAGCGCTGCCTGACCTATGAGCTGGATGACGGTAATTTCCTGTCGGCCCTGAAGAAGACCGTTCTGGACCGGCTCTTGCCGGGGCGTGGTGTGGCGTGGGTTCGTTACGAGCCCAAGTTCACGCCAATGACGGGGAAGACGCAGGACGTATCAGGAGGGCCGCAAACGCCTTCCCCGGGCGTTCAGGAAGCGACCTCAGACGCTCCCCAAGAACAGGTAGCCAACGAATCCGTCGTGGTCGATTACATCGACTGGCGCGATTTTATGACATCACCGGCCAGGACTTGGGAGGAAGTCTGGTGGGTAGACAAGCGGGTTTACATGACCCGTGACGAACTGGTGAAGCGGTTCGGCGAGAAGGGCAAGAAGGTCACATTGGACTGGTCGCCGATTCAATCGTCGGCACCGGGCCAGATCTCGGACGGCAGCGACAAGCAGAAGCGCGGCAAGGTTCACGAAACTTGGAACAAGCAGGACCGCCGCGTTTATTGGTGGGCCGAGTCCTACAAGGATGAACTTCTAGACGAGAAGGACGATCCGCTCGGCCTTGAAGGCTTCTGGCCGACGCCCAAGCCATTGTTCGCAACTCTCACCAACGATTCCTTGATCCCGGTTCCGGATTACATCGAATATGAGGATCAAGCCCGCGAACTGGACGACCTGACGACCCGCATCGATGCCTTAGTCAAGACCATCAAGGCATGCGGCGTTTACGATGCTTCGGTGCCCGAGCTGAAGCGCCTGTTCGAGGAGGGATTCGAGAACGAACTCGTCCCCTGCGACAACATGGCCGAATTTTCGTCCAAGGCCGGCGCCAGCGGCATGGGCCACATCTGGATGCTGCCGATCAAGGATATGGCAGCAACGCTGATTCAATTATACGACGCCCGCGAGCGGGTGAAGCAGGTTCTATACGAGGTCACGGGGATCTCGGACATCGTTCGGGGTTCGGCTTCGTCCGGAGGTGCAAAGACAGCGACCGAGCAGCGCATCAAGGGCCAGTTCGCCTCGATGCGGCTGAACGACATGCAGGCCGAGGTTGCCCGGTTCGCTAGGGATGTCTTGCGGATCATGGGCGAGATCATCGCCGAGCATTTCGATCCGATGACGATGTTCGAGATTTCCGGTTTCGAGCAATACGCCAAGGAGCAGTGGCCGCCGGAAGTAGTTTCGCCTCCGATGCAGCCGCCACAGGCTCCCATGATGGTCCACAATGGCGGTCCTCCACTTGATCCAGCTTCAGCCGGTGCTGCACTCCCGCCGGCTGCTGGCGCGCCTGCCCCCGGTCCGGCGGCATCCTCATCCGGGGGCGGGCTGATGCCGATGACAGTCAGCGGTGGCACCGGAGGCATGGGCATGATGGCCCCGCCGCCGTCTCCCGAACAATTGGCAATGCAAAAAGCCGCCGACATGTTCCAGAAGGCGGTAGCGCTTTTACGCAACGATAAGCTCCGCGGCTTCCGGATCGATATCGAGACGGATTCGCTGGTTGAACCAGACCAGCAGGAGATGCAGCAGGCGCGCACCCAGTTGATGGGGGCGATTTCTCAATTCCTGCCGCAGGCGATGGAAGCGGGCGCTCAGTCTCCCGAATTGAAGCCGCTATTGGCCCGGTTGCTGATGTTCTTCCTGCGCGGCTTCAAGGCATCACGGGATATTGAAGCTGCCTTTGAGCAGTTCATCGACGACATGACGCGGGATGCGGCCAAGCCGAAACCTCCTCCACCTCCGACGCCTGACCAGATCAAGGCGCAGATGATGCAGCAGCAGCAGGAGAACGAGAATAAGCGCATGCAGGCGCAAGCCATGATGGATCAGCAGAATTTCGATCGGGAGCAGCAGGGCAAGCAGATGGATGCGCAGTTGCAGCAGCAGCAGGCGCAACAGCAGTTCGAGCTGGAACAGCAAAAATCGGCCGTCGAACTCCAGGCCATGCGCGAAAAGATGGCGATGGAACGCGAGCAAATGGAAATGCAACTGGCGTTCGAGGAGCGGAAGCTGGCGCTGCAGGAGCGGGCGCAGGCCCATGCCGCGGCGGTCAAGGCGGCAAGTGCAGAGCATTCAGCGGCGATGAAGGCCAAGACGGATCAGAAGCTGGCAGTCATGTCCGTGAACGGCGGGAGCGGAGGATCTTAATGGCCAAGACCGGAACCTGGGTCTATCGCAACGGCAAGCTGGTGCCGAAGCACCTCGCGCCGCCGAAGCACACTGGCCGTGTCCGCGGCGTCATCTCCGACACCATGGACGCGCTGATTCATCCGTGCACCGGCAAGCTGATGGATTCCAAGAGCGAGTTTCGGCGGATCACGAAAGCCAAGGGCGGCGTCGAAGTTGGCAACGAAAAGCTGGTTGACCGCCGCAGTTCTCCAGAACTTGACAGTCAATCGCGACGCAGAGACATATCCATCGCCATGGAGCAACTCGGTTTATGAGCATTGTCGAAACCGTCAGGCGCATCTGCATGGAAGAGGCGAAGCGGCTGACCGGCGCTGAAATCATCGCGCCGCTTGCGGTATGGGACAATACGCAGGGATCGATGGGCGTGCAGATCAAGGCACCGAAGCAGATGGGTCCGCAGGCGTGTGAAGTGGTTTCGAGCTTCACGTTGGTGCCGGCCGAACTCAGGCAAGGCAACTCGATCCGGCTCAAAGCCGCCTGCGCCGTTGCTTGCATGATCCATGACGTACAGGTGCAGATCAGGCCACTGCAGAAGTTGAAGGATGTTGCGCCCGAGGCGATGTTAGGGAAACGGCATGCCGATTGAAGGCGAACTGACGGCACCGGATGACTCGCTCCGCAGCGAGCTTGAAGCCGCGTTTGGAGGAGGGGATGAAGCTTCGCAAGGATCATCCGCCGAGGCCGGTTCGAACGACGCAGGAAATGCAGACCAATCCGCCGTGGTGGATCAGGTATCATCCACCGATGAGGCCGGGAAAGAGACATCTTCGGATGGGCGGCAACGCGGCCCGGACGGTAAGTTCATCGCGAAAGATCAAGCGGCGCCCGTAGCGGCTGACGCACAACTAACCCCGTCCACGGACGCAGCGAAGGCAAGCGAGGTCGCCGCTCAACCGGCAACCAATGCCCCTCCCGCTGGCTGGACGGCTGCTGAGAAGGCCGAATGGGCAAAGCTCTCCCCCGCAGTTCAAGCTGCGGTATCCAGGCGAGAGCAGGAGATGTCCAGAGGCGGACAGCAGTGGTCCGAAGAAAAACGGCGCTACGAAGCCGTGCTGTCACCCGTCGCGGAAGCGGCTCGTCGAAACGGGATGAACACCGAGCAGGGGCTGACAGCCTTGCTCAACGCTCAGTCCTTTCTCGAACGGGATCCGACCGCCGCGATCAAGTGGCTCGCACAGTCTCACGGCGTCAACCTCGCAACACTTGCCGGTCAGCCAGCAGAGGTTTCGAGCGCACAAAGCCCAGACATCGAGGCGATTGTTCGACAGGCCGTCCAACGGTCAGTTGCCCCCATTGTTGCTCCAATTCAGCAGCGGTGGCAGCAGGAAGAACATCGCCAGCAGGAGATGACCACTCAAATGGTCGTCACATTCGCCGCAGCACCAGGTCATGAGCATTTCGGCTCGGTCGAGCAGGACATCATGGACCTCATTCCTCCGCTGAAAGAGCGCAACCCTACATGGACTCCCCAGCAGGTTCTGCAGGAAGCCTATGACCGGGCCGTATACGCCAACCCCGCGACTCGCCAGACCATCCTGACGGCCCGCGAGACGGCAGCGGACGAGAAGCGGCGAACCGAGGCAGCCCAACGCGCCACCAAGGCGCGAGGTGCGGCCGTGTCTGTAACCGGCTCTCCGCAGGGATCTGCGGGAGCGGAGCCGGCGGCATCATTGCGCGACGAAATCATGAGGGCGATGACCGGCTGACGCTCAAAGGAGCACAGCCATGGCCTCTCCCGGCCTGAGTGAAATCGTTACCACGACGCTGCGAAACCGCAGCAAGAAGCTCGCAGACAACATGCTGCGCAATAACGGCGTCATGACCCGGCTGAACAGCCGCGGCAACGTGAAGCCGTTCGACGGTGGCCGTACCATCGTCCAGGAACTAGAATACGCCAACAACTCGACCTACAAGCGTTATTCGGGCTACGAAGTCCTCAACATCCAACCCAGCGATGTCTTCACCGCTGCGGAATTCCCGATCCGCCAGGCGGCGGTTGCGGTCTCCATCTCCGGTCTGGAAATACTCCAGAACTCGGGGCGGGAGCGCGTGATCGACCTTCTGGAAAGCCGCATCAAGAACGCTGAGAAAACGTTCATGAACGGCCTGTCGTATGACTTCTATTCCGATGGGAGTCAGACGGCGCAGATCGGCGGTCTTCAGTTCCTCGTTGCATCGTCCCCGTCCACCGGCATCGTCGGCGGCATCGATCGGGCAACGTGGTCGTTCTGGCAGAACCAGACCTTTGCGGCGACCGCTACCGGCGGCGCGGCAATCTCGGCCTCGAATGCCTATAGCTACATGCTCCGGCTCTATACCAGCCTGGTGCGGCAGCAGGACCGCCCGGATCTCTGGCTGGCCTCGGACGTGGCATGGCGCGCCTACAATGAATCGCTGCACGCGATCCAGCGCATCACCTCGACGGACAACGATCTGGCCAAGGCCGGCTTTATGAACCTCAAGTTCATGGATTCGGATGTTGTGCTGGATGGTGGTTTCCAGGGCACGACCTCGGACGGAAACAACTTCGGCGCCGCGGGTATCGGCGCTGTCGGCGGCATTCCTTCGGCCGTCAACTTCTACGCATTGAACACCGACTACATCTACTGGCGGCCCCACAAGGACCGCAACATGGTGCCGTTGGACCCTGACCGCTTCTCGGTCAACCAGGACGCAATGGTGAAACTGATTGGCGTGGCGGGCAATATGACCGTCTCCAATTCGTTCCTCCAGGGCGTCATGATCACTTAAAGGAGGGTCAGAACATGTCGACTGCTTCCTACAACACGCTGAACTCTGAAGGCGTAAATTTCAACACGACGTATACCGCCTACGATCAGACGGCGGCGATCTCGGCGACCAACAGTCCCGACAATCCGGGCCCGCCGTTTTCTCAGGGCACGTATATGCGGGGAACCAACGAGGCCGAGTTCGTCTTCGTCAAGGCTACGGCCGCGATTGCCGTTGGCTCGGTCTGCCTGATCACGCCGACCTATACCGCGGCGGGTATCACGACCTCGACGGCGACGCTGGGCAACCTCGTTGGCGTTGGTGTTGTGGCCATTGCTTCCGGCTCCTATGGCTGGCTGCAGCGGGCCGGCACCGTCGACGGTGGCGTTCTAACGGTGGCCGCGACCAACGCGAACATCGGCCTTCTGGCGACCACAGGCGCTGGCGTGCTGGCGTCTGCGACCACCACGGGCAACAAGAACATCACGGGCGTTGTTCTGACCACCACCAACGGCTCGTCCAACACCGCGGTTAGCGCCGCTGTGCTGAACTATCCCGTCGTCGGGACCACGACCACTTGACGGCGATCAACCATAGCGCGGGGGAGCAATCCCCCGCCTTCTACCTCGTCACAGCAATGGAGACGGGTCGGCTTATCTCGAATGAGGTGGTCGAAGCGAACACGCGCGTCAATATCAAGCGGGATCTTCCCAAGCTTCACCAGCGGGCGGACTTTGGCATCTGGAAGGGCAGGCGGCTGGCCATTGTCGGCGGCGGTCCTTCGCTAAAAAAGACCATCGATGAATTGCGGGCGTTTGACGGCGATATTGTCGTATGCGGCTCCGCGCATGATTTCGTGGTGACGTACGGGATCATCCCGACTTACGCGGTGGTCTGCGAGCCGAACAACGCTCCGGGTGACCGGGTGACCGATTTTCTGAAGAACCCGCAGGCCAGAACGCAATACTTCATCGCCACATGCTGCGACCCTTCGGTGTTTGACGACCTGGAAGGCTACCGCATCTGCATGTGGAACAACTACGGCGGATGTGACGACGAATGCTTCGATGGCGAACCCGCTGTCAATGGCGGCAGCACCGTGACCTTGAGGGCCATCAACCTGTCGATCGCGCTCGGCTATCACGAGATGCATTTCTTCGGGTTCGACTCCTGCTTTGAGGATGAGAACGAGAACCATGCCTATTTCTCGGGTGAAGCCGATCACAAGGCGCATGCTGAGAACTGGATCCCCGTCAGGGTCAGGGAAGGCGGCCGAGAGTTCAAGACCTCGGGGGTGTGGCTCGCCCAAGCCATTCAGTTTCAGGAGATGCAGCGGCTGATGGGCCACATGTTTTACCCCATCATTCACGGGGATGGATTGATCGCAGAAATAGTCAAACAACAAAGGATGACGCAATGAGTGACTTTGGAAGTATGGAGCAGCACTTCGACGCCCGGAACGGCGGCATCGTCGAGTTCGGCAATGACGCGCGCCTGTTCGTCGAGTTCTACAGCCGGTCGGTTCGGGATGAAGTTGCCAGCAAGGAGAGGGACCGCCCCGTCCACGTGGAACTCGATTACGTTCGCATTCGCCAACCAGGCGAGCGGGACGAGATCAACCGCCCGGCGCATGACGGTGACCGGCGCCGGTTCTCCCGCCACTGGCAGGCTTATCAGGAAGGCCGGCAGGCAACCCCGGACGGCACGCCGCTCGCGATCCTGTTCCCGAACAATCCGGAAGTGGTCGAGAACCTCAAATACGACAAGATCTTCGTCGTCGAGCAGCTCGCCGAACTGAACGACACCCAGATCGGCAATATAGGGCTTGGCGGGCGGCAGTTCGTCGACAAGGCAAAAGCCTTCCTGAAGGCCGCCAACAGCGGCAGGGGCTTTGCTCAGCTCACCGCGAAGGTCGACCAGATGGAGGCCGACCGGAACGCGGACAAGGAGCGCATCAAGGCGCTCGAAGCAGCCCTCACGGAAGCGACCAAGAAGCGGGAAACCGCATAACAGGAGAAGAAAATGCCTTCAGCAGCAGAACTCATCGGCCTCGGCGAAGCTCCCAAGCTGGCTGGCCTCATCGGGAATCTACCTTCGGCCAAGACCGGCGTTGGAACGACGCAGGCTGGCGCCACGCCGATCACGACAAACTTTACGGTATTGACCACTGCGGGCGGCGCAACGGGGTTCCTTCTGCCGACCGTTCCGGCAGGGTCTGGCCCTTACTTCCTGTTTGTCTCCACTTCCACAACGGCGACAATCTTTCCGCCGGTTGGTGGCTCCATTCAAGGCGCCGCGACAGATGCGAAGTTCGACCTCGCGCAGAACAAAGGCGCGCTGTTCTACAAGATCAGTTCCACTGCATGGGCCGTCAATCTCTCGGCGTAAGGGGCAATCATGGGAACGCCGCTGACGCTACTGGAGATCGTTCAAACGGCGTGCCAGGAGCTTGGCTTGAACGCGCCGGCAACCGTTGTCGGTTCAGAGGACTTGCAGGTCATTCAACTGCTGGCCCTCGTGAACCGAGACGGTAATGAAATCTATCGTTCCAAGTCCGAGGGCTGGACGGCGCTACAGGGTGAGCACATCATCAACCTGCAAACGCCGATCACGGTTACTGGAGACGTGGTGGAGGGCTCGACCACGGTTAGCAACACGACCACGGCGGGCATTTCGGCGGGCGCCTATTCAGTCTCCGGGAACGGCCAGCCAGCCGCGCAGCGGGTGCTTTCCGTCACTGACGCGACCACGCTTGAACTGGAGATGGAATCGACGGCTACCGCTGTCGGAACCTCTTTGATCTTCGCCCGCGATACCTACACGATTCCGTCCGACTTCGATCATTACATTCCCCATACGTGGTGGGACCGGACAAACCACTGGATGCTGGTTGGCCCGCAGTCCCCGCAGTTCGATCAATGGCAGCGATCCGGCATCGTCACGACAGGGCCAAGGCTGCGCTGGCGGCAGATCGGTGTGAGGCCAACCGCGTTCCGGCTATGGCCGCCTCCGACGAGTGCCAGCACGCCAGATGCTCTCGTGTTCGAATACGTCAATGACGGCTGGGTCATGCACATTGACGGCACGTTCGGCAACAAGTTCACGGCTGACACAGATATTCCATTGCTCAACGATCAGATGTTCATCCTCGGGGTGAAGTGGCGTTTCTGGCAAATCAAAGGGTTCAGCTACGGCGCGCTTCAGCAGGAATGCCTCGATTTCGTGAACCGTGAAATAGCGCGCGATGGAGGCATGCCCGATCTGAATATGGGCCGCCGCAAGTTCCCGTATTTGATCACGACCGCCAATGTTCAGGACGGCAACTTTCCGGGGTCTTGATGCGTCTTACCGCTCTCATGGAAAACCGCAGCGCCGTAGGCAAGCTCGGCGGCTCGCAGGTTTCTTCAGGCGCAAGCCAGCCCGCCCCCGTGGAAGGCTGGGACGCTGTTTCGCCGATTGCCGCTATGTCACCCAAGCGCGCGGTAAGGCTGGACAACTGGTTTCCCCAGCCGGACTGGATCGAGGTTCGCAAGGGTCATATCATCTGGTCGTCTATTGGCTCGGAGCCTGTTGAAACTCTGGCGACCTATAACGGGCTGACGACGCGATCT